AAAACAAAAAAGAAAAAGAAAAAACTAAAAAAATAGATGATACTGAAAAAGAAGAGATTGCTCAATTAATCGCTTCTCGTTTTGATATGTATGATAAAGCAAGAAAAAGTAATCTTGATAAAGCTAAAGAAGTAATGGATGATGTCTTCTTTAGAAATAATACTATTATTGGAGTAAAAGACGATAGAACAGGTTGGAAAACATCAGTAAAACTTGGTAAAACTTATATGTTTTATCAAACACTCAAGGCTTTTATTTGGAAAAACGTCTACGCAAACGTTTCTTCAATGTTTGATGTTTCAGGAGAAAATCAAGAAGCCAATGGTGAATCAAATAAGCAAAAAGCAAATCTTGTTGCGAAATTAGAACAAATGAATATACAAAAAACATTAGATAAGATTATTGATAATGCTATATTCTATTCTGATTTATGTTCATTTGCTGGTTGGAAGAAAAAGTATAAAGAAATTAGACGTCCAATTGAATATTTTGAACAAGAATTTTTGAATGAGCCAGATAAACTGGCTCTTGTTTTGGATGCAAAAGCAAAAGGGAAAAATTATTATATTGATACAGTTAAAGTATCTGATTCTCCATATATCTATGACGTAAATCCTGCTAACTTTGTGTTTGACGTTACTCAACGTGACAACTGGGATGAATGTCCTAAGATCTATAAAACTTTTAAAACTTCTGAAAGTATTATTAATAACGAATTATATACAATTTCTAAAGACGAGAAAGAAGCAATTAAAGAACTTGCGAAAGAGGCTACTTCTGATATTCTTTCAAATCAAGAAAATCATGATATTCAAGATAAACAAATCAATGGTAGAACTGTAGAAGTGTTAGAACATTGGGGCGACTTAAAATTAAAAGACGGAACTTTGTTAAAAAATTGGCACGCAGTAGTCGTTGCTGGCAAATATTTAGTTGCCTTTGAAAAAAACAAGCGAATTATTAATCCATTTACATACTCATGCTTAATAGAAGACCCTGATACAAAACGTGGTATTAGTTTACTATATTGCGTTTTACAAAACTCAAAATTACAAGATGAATTGATGTCTAGGACTTGCAATTTGCAAGCATTAAATGAAAACAAACCGAGTTATGCCCCCAAAGGTGCGTTTGATGAAGATTTCTTAGAAGTTTTTCCAGGTCAAATTAGAGAGTATGGAGATGAACTTAATCCACATACAGACTTAGTTCAGATGTCGTTTGATTCTAATATTCATATGCAAGATATTGCACTATTATCTGATAATATGGCAGAAGTGTCAGGTATATTCCCTAATATGGCGGGTGCTGAAGAGAACAGAGCAAAAACTGCTACTGAAATAAGCACAAAAACAGAAGGTCAAATGACACGTCTATCAATGATTATAGACCATATTAACCAAAATCTTATTATTCCAATCGTTAAAAATGTCGCAGAACTGATTGCGAATTTTCAATTTGGTAATGAGGACTTATTTATAAACAAAGACAATCAGCAAGAAATTATTACTATTACTGATAGTGTTCGACAAGGTCAATATCGCTATACATATTCCGATAGAACAATGACTGTTGAAAGAATGAATAAGGCAGATAAAACAGTTCAAGCATTAGAAAAATTTGCACAATTTATTCCTTTAAACGTTCAAGAAGCGTTTATTTGGTACATGGAACAAAACGGTGTCGAAAACCCAGAAAGATTTTTACAACAACAAGCACAAATTCCTCAAGAAATACAGAACGAGTTGCTTGCACGACCTGAAATTCAAGAACTAATACAAGGTTACGAACAAGCACAAATGGAACAAGAAGCATAAAGAGGTTATTAGTGGGAACTAAAGAAAAAATACTAGCAAGGAAAAATCTTGCTATTTCACGTGAATGGAAAGAAATCAAACTTGAATTATACGAAATTATCAAAGAAAAAGGTTCTTCTCAAACAATGAATGGTGATTTTTTGAAAGGAATGCTCAAAACAATCTTTATTGTTGATGACTGGGTAAAAGATTTTGAAAACTTAAAAAATAAAGAAGAAAGAGGAGTTTAATTATGGATTTAGAAACTGCAAACGTATCAGATAACTTGGAAGATGTTCAAGAAGAAGAAAAAGAGCCTGAGCAATCAGATAACTCTGAAATTGAACAAGACGATAAGCCTGATAACGAAGATAACGCAGATGGAAATAAAGAAAATCTAATTCTTGGCAAATTCAAAACCCATGATGATTTAATCAAGGCTTATTCTTCTTTAGAACAAGCACAAGGGAAAAAGGCTCAAGAATTAGCAGAACTTAAAGCAAAAGCAGAATTAGTTGATAGTTTGCAAAAACAACAACAAGAAATCGCAGAACTTTACGGTTTTAAAAATGCTGATGAATTATCTAATTATCAGAAACAACAAAAAGTAGATAAAGATTTAGCGAATTTTGTTGCTGATACCTACGCAAAACACATAGACAAGTGCGAATATCCTGATGAAATGAAAGCATTATTGCTTCAATACAAAAACAATCCTGATCCAGAATTGCTATCAACCATTAAAAATGAATTTCCAATAAACGTAATCGAAGAAGTTGCAGTTGATATTAATAGTTATAAAGGACAACTTGATAATATTCGAAATCAAGCCCTTGAAAAAGAAGAAATTGAAAGAGCAGGTAATTATCTAAGAGAAACTATCGCTAAATATGATGACGATAGATATTTTAGAAATGACGATTTTAAAGAAATCTACACTGAACTATTTAAAGCATTTGGTACAGATTTAAACACAGATTATACAATCGAGAAAATTGAAAAATATGTGCAATCTCGTATCAAGCAACACGAAAAAAACAAGTCTATGCAAAAAGAAAATGAAAACTTAACTAATTCTTTTGGCGGACTTAACAATGAAGCCTACAACAAAGGACCAAACAAAAGTGTCTTAGATATGACTCCTGAAGAGTTATCTCAAGCACTTCGTACTACTTATAAAAACATATAGGAGAATAATTAAATGTCAATAGAAACACTTATTAAGACCACTTTCTCTGATACTTTCAGAGATGAAATATGGCAAGAATTAACTGCAGGTAGATTATTATCACCTGAATTTAAGAAAAACATTCAATTTGGTGATGAAGTTAATGTACAATTCGACGGCTCTGTAACTCTAGTAGATTACACAGGTGGCGACTTAGACACTTCTAACGCAGAAACAGCTCAAACAACTACAGTTAAAGTAAAAATAAACAGAGGTAAATCTGTTCTATTCAAATTAGATGAAGCTAAAATTAGACAAATAGAAACTGCTTCTGACAAAGAAAAAATTAAATTAGCTAAAGCTTATTCTATGGATGCAAAAGAACAATTCGCACGTGCAGTAAATAAAGCTTGTTGTGAGCAATATGTAAGAGCAGGTCATGTAATTACAGGCGACAACGGAGCAGCTATTACATTAACTTCTGATAATATTCATAAATTATTTGCTAAAGCTAAATCAGTACTTAAAAAAGGCGATGAAAAAGGTCATACGGCTTGGAAAAATGGCGAAATGGTTGCTGTTATTGATACTGATATGGAAGCATTCATGTCAACTCAAAACTTATTACAATACTCTGATGTAATGGCGAAAAACTATAAAAATGGTTTCGCAGGTACATTTATGGGATTCAATGTATTAGTTGATGATGAAGTAGCGAAAGACATACAAAACAACAAATACCCATTATTCGGTAGAGAGAAAAAGACTATCGCAGGTGGTATTCAAGACAATTTTGAACTTGAATCTGACAAAAAAGTTGGTGGTTTCGATACTTACTACTGGGGCAAAGGTGTATTTGGTGTTAAAGCTCCTTTATCTTACTTATTAGTAACTGCTAAAGTAATTGCAAACTTTAAAGTAGCTTAATCAGAAAGGATATATAAAAAATGGCTAGAGATAAGATCACAGTTAATAACTACACATACGAAAACACAGATTGTGCAGGAGTAGTGGATATTACTCCTAAAGCAGTTACACAAGCTAACGGAATCGAAATTCAAAAAGCATTCGGTAACAAAGATAATTCGCTTCATATCACTGTTAACAATACAGGCAATGTTGCTAATACTTTAGTTATCAAAGCAGGCGAAAAACAAAACGCAATTATGGGAGATTGTACAATAGCACTTGCTACAGGTGTTAACGAAGTTGTGTTGAATAGAGATATGGCACGTTTTGAAAGAAAAGACGGAAGTGTATATCTTGACTTTGGAACAGGATTTACTGGAACAATATATGCTTCTGCAGAAAAAGCAGGCTTAGGCTCATAGAAATCTATCATATAAAATTCGTTGTGAGGGGTGAAATTCCCCTCACTTCTCTTCAAAAAGAAAGGAAAAAAATGATAAAAGTTAAATTTATACCTACTGGCTTAGAATTTGAAGTTAAAAAGGCTTATGGAGAAGAATTATTAAGAGATGAACCTGAAAACTTTGAGGCTGTTGATGGTTATACTCTTCCAGTAGAGCCAGAAGAAACAACTGTTTATTCAAGTATTGTTGTAGAAGAAAAAGAGGAAGAAAAAGAAGTTACTATCCCTAAAAGAAGAAGAAACAGAGATTAATAATGACTATTACCTTAAAAGAAATTTATGAAAAAGTTACTACTCAATCTTGGAGTATATTTGATAGTGACATTTCCACACTTGAAGATGATGACGCAGGTGTTATATCTACTATTCAAAAGGCTCTTAATGAGTTGTGGAATGATTATAAATATTCTTTTAAATTAAAGACTAAAACTGTTAATCTTCAAGCAAATATCAACAACATCAACAAGCCTGTTGGTCATATCAAGACTTTATACTTGATTGATGAAGACGGAAGCGAAAAAGAGATAAAATGTAGCGGTAAAACATACGAAACTAAACATTTAGGTGAACCGACTGAATACTATATTAAATACAATAAAATCTATTTTAGACCTACTCCATTTGAGGCTTGTTCTATTAAAATAGACTTTTATAACCGTTATCCCGTATCTTCAAAAGACGGAGAGCCACAATTAAACTTTAAAGAACTTACTGATTACTTGGATATTAGAGAAGAATACGAAGACTTGTTTGTAAATGCTTTAATTACCCGTACAATGGCAATATATCCACATCCTAATCAATTAATTAATGCAACATATAGAGAACAATCAGAACACGCATACAAACTTCTTATTGAAGCATGTAATGTAAATGCAAATGGAAGACAGTTTGTATGGTAAGAAACTTTATTTGTGATAAATACGGAGGAATAAGACAAAAAACTGCTCAATTTACTGAGAATGTTATCACTTGCTCTGATATGCAAAATGTAGAATTGTTTTATACTGGCATTAATAGTGGGGTTGGTATTAGAACAGTTAAAGGACAAAAAAGAATTAAACAACTTCCTACTGGCGAACGTGCTGTTAATATTTTTGAAAGTGTTCAACAAGGAAAAAATCATTGTTTTATTCATGCAATTTCTGAGAATGATAATGTATATCAAGTTACAGACGGAACTAATATTGCTTATACTCCTATATTTGGTTTCGCAAATAACAAATTCCCTAGTGATGAATTAATTTACAAAGATACAGATTGTACTATTCCTTATGGTGAATTAACAACTACTCTAAACATTGCTTCTTCTAACTCTGATTTAGTAATAAATAATAACTATATTGGAACTAAAGATACTATAGGAACAGAAGTAAAAACTCTTGAATATAAAAATGTTTATAGTTATGACAAAAATGTTTTAAGTTATTATGGCGAAGTTGAAAACAATTTTGATAAGTTTACTGGTAATATAAGCGGATTTAATAATAAAAATAATAAAATCGAATTAACTGATTTAAACTATAATTTATTTAGTGGGGATATAACTTATCCATCATCTAAAGGTGCTTTTAAAGAAATTGGTGATTGTCGAGATTGTCAATTTACACTTTCTAATCTTTTAAATACTACAGAATTAAGTCCTTGTATTAGCTTTATAATTAATGGTATTGTTGCAGGTTCAATAAATGCTGGTGATTTTAGAGATTCTAAAACATTAAAATTAGGCAAAATTAAAACTCATAGAGATGAATATTCTGGTAATTATTTTATCTATTTAGAAATATATTATATTGATTATTACGGAAGTAAACACAGTAGAGATATTCCAATTTGGAACAAAAATCACTGGATAAATGCTGGAATTAGTGGTGTTGATAAATTAACACAAATTACTTCAATGTTGTTTAGAGTTCCTTCTATTGATGGATATAAAGACTTTGAATTTTCTTTATCAGAATCATATATTACAGACAATGACGGTAATAAAAAGTATTTTGCAGAAAAAATTGGCGAAGATTGGTATGAAGATCAAGAAAAAGTAAATTTTTCAGATTATTCAATAGAAGTTTTTGGAATTCCTGAAATAAATGATACTCTTACTCTTACTTATACAACAAAACAAGTATTATTAAACGAATTTACCTATACTGGAAATACTTTTAATGGATTTTCAAAGCTATATTTATATGACTTTCCTACAGAAACATTAACACCCAAAATCACTGGAATTACTAGGCAAACAATATCATCCGGTGTTGATTACAAACAAGGTTATGATGATTGTTTTATCTTTAGTAATAAAAACGATTACTTATATAAAATACAGTTAAATAAAACTATAGAAGCATATCAAGTTAAATGTGATGATATTATAGGTTATGTTGCAGAAAATGGTTTAGGAAGTATTCCAGTAGATAAAATAGTATATTCTGATACTAATTTGAGTATTGAATACAAAACTATAAAAAATGTCTATGAAGTAAAATTAGATGAAAATATTGGATATACTGACGTATTAGGCAATAGTAATGAATTTGTAATAGCAGGAACTTTTATTTATTCTGATACTAAACTTACTCAAATTATTACAGAATCAAGTGGAGAAGATTATAAATATACTGGCAATACAGAATTAGATTACAATTTTAAATATACTGGTTATGTTGATAAAGAAGTATCTTTATTAGAAGTAAAAGATGCAGAAAATAGAGAAATTAAACCTAACTTTATTTGTACTTATGACAATAGAATATTTGTTGCAATAGATAATAGGCTTCATTGTTGCGTACAACAGAATATATTTGATTGGTCTAGTGGTGATACCGACAAACCTACATCAGCATACTATATAGAATTTTCAAAAGATATTACTGCAATTACTCCTTATCTTGGTTCTTCCTTAGCTGTTTTCTTTAGAGATAGTTCTTTATTAGTTAAAGGTAGTTATCCAGAAATACAAACAACAGAAGAATCAGTCGGTGGTTGTGCCAATTATAAATCTTTAGTTTTTCATGGTACAGATTTATTTTTCTATGATGATACTAAAAAAGGTATTTTTTCATTCCAACAAGTTGTATTAGGCAATAAAACTCTTGGAAAAGATATAGCAATAGAAGTAAACGACATCTTCAATATTATTGATTATTCACAAATTGAAGATTTTAAAGCACTATCATATGTTGCTGATGATAGAAATGAAATATGGTTTTTACTGCCAACATCTGATGAAAACTATTCTACTATACTAATTTACGACAGTTTGCGTGGTGAATGGGTTAAAAGAAAATCTAAAAAAATACATTGTATAGAAACAATTAACAATGTTTTATTCTCTTGTGGGTCTAATTTCTATCAAGAATATTTGGGTGATGATTTTGACGGAGAATTTATTCAAAATTATTATAACTGCACTCCGTTTAATCTAGGTTCTAATACATCAATGAAAATATTATACCTAAGACCTCGTATGAGTGTTTGTTTTCCTTATATTAATGAGTTTTGGGTAAAATATGCAAAAAACTTCAACTCATTTAAAAAACATAAGATAAAAAAAGTAAAATCTAAATTTAAAAACTATTTAATTTGGGGACAAGGCAAATGGGGAGTTAATTATTGGGCTGGTGGTACTACTAACTCAATACTAAAACTCCCTAACGTTTCAGCATTTAAAACTTTAGATATTTCTTTTTATACAGAAAACTCAAAAGAAAACTTCGCTATTAGAAATATGGAAATGAATCAAATTGACAGTATTCAAACATAATTATCACGTTTATATACCTACTGATAAAGAGTTTAATTTTGCAGAAGTTAAAAAGATATATAAAAGGTACAAAAAACAATTAGAAGATCCTAGAAAGTTTAAAGATATTGTTAAAAACTCTTTCTTTTATACTTTCTATAAAGATAAAAAGTTTATAATTTGTGTTTACTACTATGAAATAGACGGAAAACTTTTTGTAAATGCTTTCTCTAATCGACATACTCACCTAGAAAATATGGAATGCTTTATACATAGTCTTAGTTGGTTTAATTGTGATATTTACGCAAGAAGTGTACTTAAAACCTCAATCTTTTGTTTATTAAAAGCAGGGTTTAAAAAAATAGATACTGAATTATATAAATTTGAAAGGAATTAAAAATGTCTTTTGGTGGACAAAGTTCTATTAATAAAGGAAAACAAAAAACTAGTAGTATTAATAAAACAAAATATAGTAATACTTCTACAACTAACCCTTATATAACTTCTAAAACTACTAATAAAGGAACTACTACAGAATTTGCTCAAGGTAGTGGTGCTGATACATTTAACCAGTTTTACAACAACTATATAGGTACATTATTAAATGATTTAGTTAATCCTAATGCTAATAATGTAAGAAATCAAGCAATGAGTAATGCTTATGCCAATAATTTAAACAAAATGAGTGCAAATAACTTAGAAAGCACTATTAATAATCTAGGCAATAGAGGGCTAATTCGTTCATCTGTTGCAAATGATATGTATAACAAATTGCAAAAAACTAATGCTGACAATATTGCAGATTATAACGCTAGTATTATGGCTGATAATCAAAATAATTCTTCTCACTTGTTCAATACTTTAATGAACGCATATTTACAAGGTTGGAATATTGTTAGTGGTAACCAAGCACAATCTCTTGATACTTCTAGAGGAAATGCTACTCATACAGGTCAACAAGTAAATAAAAACACCAACCAACATCATGAAACTAGCGCATATTGGGGAATACCAAAAAATGGAAAATAAATTTTCAGATTACATTTTAGATTTAGCAAGTAAAAGCCCTGTTTTAAATAAAATAAGGGCAGGTGTAAACACTATTAAAAATGGTGGAGATACTCCTATGATACAACCAGTTATTATTCAAGACCCTAATTATATTGCAGATGAAACTGGCAATGTACAAATGCAAGTACCCAAAGAAAGATTAATGGAAAAATTTGCAAACGGTTTAGGAGATTTTTCAACTGGCTTTAATGAAAACAAAAACAATGCTTTTATGCCATCTAATTTAACTGATAACAAGTTTTCTAATGGTGAAGATAAAGGTTTTATGGCAAGACTAGGTGAAGCCTTTGGAACTGGTGCAAGAACAATGAATAGACCAGGAGTAAAAGGGCTTGCTACTGGCTTAATTACTACTGCTTTAACTGGTAGTCCAATGTTTGGCTTTACTTCTGGTATGAATACTGCAAATGCTAGTGCTGATTCTGATGTTTATGCAAGAGCATTACAAGAACAAGGTATTAATGTTCCAACTGGTGTATTTAACACATATAGTAGTTCTGATTTAAGTGCTTTAATGCAACCTCAATACAAACTACAAGAACTTGATTTAAAAAATCTAAAAGAACAAATGCTAAACGAATGGAGAAAAGCACAAGCAAAAAACACAGCTTATAGAAATCAAACAGACAGAGATTATAAAGAAAACAAAATAATCAATGAAAATAAAAAAATAAATAATGGTGGTAGTAGTGGCAAGAAAGACGTTACACAAGATGAACAACGTAACAAAGACTTAGCAACTTATTTCAGATTAAAAGCAAACCCTCAATATGCAGATAAACTAAACGAACTTAGAGCAATTTATATACAACAACATGGTGTAGACCCAGAACAATACGACAAAGGCTAATTAAATGGGAATTTATGACAATATAATTATTGAAACAGAGGGAAAAGAGGAATTAAAAAAATATAACCCTCTACCTTCTTCAAATAGCATTTTTGATGATGTTATTGCACAAGTTGAAGCAGAAGAATTAGAAAGACAAAGACAAGCCAATAGGGGTATTATCCCTATGGGT